GATTGCTAACGAGATGAACGCTCAACTCTTGCTTCCGGCCGATTTGGTTAGTTCCGGTACCCAACCGATTCCCGATTTGGTTTTTGGTTCGAGCGAGAATGAAGGTTATTTCTTAGGAAAAGAACCGAAATGAGAATACGTCATAAGTTTAATGCTATCAAAACGGAACGGGATGGAATCAAGTTCGATTCCAAACTGGAGGCTCGGTATTACGAAACGCTGAAACTGCGTCAAAAAGCCGGGGATGTTCTCTTTTTCCTCCGACAAGTTCCCTTTCACCTACCGGGGGGAGTTGTTTATCGGGTGGATTTTGTCGAGTTCTTAGCCTGCGGTTTGGTTCGGTTTGTAGATACCAAAGGCATGGAAACTAAGGATTTTGTCATGAAAAAGAAGATGGTCGAAGACCTGTACCCGGTTGAAATCGAGGTGGTAAAAACGGTCTAGAAACTGGAACTAGGTTAGGATAAGATATCCAAGAAGGGGCAAAAAATGCCTAGACAAGTTAGCGCGAAGAAAAAAGAGGGGGATTGGAGACCTAAATTTTTTGAGGTTGTTCGAAAGTTTGGGAATGTTCGTGCTGCCTGTAGAGAAGCCGGTATATCGTCTGCGCGTGTTTACAATTTAAGAGACCCGAACCATTCTGAGTTTGACCCTGAGTTCAAACGCAAATGGGATGAAGCCAAAACGGAAGCGATTGAGAAGATGGAGGCGGAAGGTTGGCGACGGGCCGTAGAGGGTTGTCAGAGGGGTGTTTATTACAAAGGGGGACGTGTTGACTCTATTCGCGAGTATTCAGATACGCTCTTAATCTTCATGCTCAAGGCTCACAAACCAGATAAGTACCGAGAAACTATTAAACAAGAGGTTGAGGCGCATGTCACCCACCACGATAGCCGAGAATCAGTCCTTAATCGAGTATCTGGCATCGAGGCCCGTCTCGGTAAGGGAAGCCATAATTGATGAGATCGGACCCGCGTATTTTTCGGAGTACAACTGGCAAGCGAACGCCAGGCCGTCGCAACTCCCGCCGAAAGGGGATTGGCGAATATGGCTTATGATGACGGGGCGTGGATGGGGAAAAACAAGAACAGGCGCGGAATGGGTTCGCATGAAAGTCGAGACAGGTGAATCGATGTCACCCGCCTTCGTTGCGCCTACCGCAGCGGATTTAAGGGACCGGATGATCGAAGGCGAATCGGGAATCTTAATGATATCCCCTCCCGAGTTTAAACCCGATTACGAACCTTCCAAACGTCGGTTGACTTGGCCGAACGGCGCTAGCGCAACGCTTTACACAGCCGAGGAACCGGACCGAATTCGAGGCGGTAACCATGATCTGGCATGGTGCGACGAGTTGGCTTCCTGGAAATTCTCCCAAGATCAAATAGGTAACAACGCCTGGGATATGCTCCGACTCGCGTTGCGTATCGGTAAGAACCCCCAAACCGCGATTACAACTACTCCGAAACCGATTCACGTTTTGAGGAAACTCCTCAAAGAAAAAGAACGGTTAGGCGTTCATGTTACGAAAGGCGATACTTACGAGAACAAAACCAACTTGTCGGACGATTTCCTTCTTGAGATCGAGGACGTTTACGGCGGGACTCGGTTAGGGCGACAAGAGATTAACGGCGAACTTCTGGACGATTTACCCGGCGCGTTTTGGACTCGTGAAATCATCGAACGGAATCGGGTCAAACAAGCCCCCGATTTAACCCGCGTTGTGGTTGCTATCGACCCGGCTGTTACCGCTAACGAGGATTCGGACGAAACCGGGATAGCGGTTTGCGGGAAAGGCGTTGACGGGTTCTTTTACGTTTTGGCCGACAGGTCTTGTCGGTTGTCTCCGAACGGATGGGCTCAACGAAGCGTTGCCACGTTCGATGAGTTCAAAGCGGATCGGGTAATTGCCGAGGTAAACAACGGTGGCGATTTGGTTGAAGCGAATATCCGGACAGTTCGGCGTAACATCTCTTACGAGAAGGTTACCGCTTCCAGAGGGAAAGCGATTCGAGCGGAACCGATAGCGGCTTTGTCGGAACAAAATAAAATCAGGTTTGTCGGCGAGTTCGATTTGATGGAAGACCAACTTTGCGCCATGACTCCAGACGGATACGGGTTATCGGGATCGCCGGACAGAGCCGAAGCGATGATTTGGGGGATGACGTTTCTCTCGGACGTTCCCATACTCAAGATGATCGACAGAAAGAAGATAGGAATCTAAATCATGCGATTTATACAATTGAATTTTGCAGAACAAATAGCCACAGGTTATGTCAATTTTCATCGGACATATTATCTTGATCCTGAACAGGTCGAATCTATTTTATCTATGTCTGCAAATCCAACTGACGAACCGGTGACTAGGATTTATTTAAAGACTAACTCAAGCGTTGATGTTTTTGGTGATATTCATGAAATCAGAGAAGAAATAGAAAGTGGTAATACTCTTTCTTCTTAGAAAGATAGGGATTTGAATCATGCCTAGTTACTCAACCGAGGTTCTTGAAGAAGTTTGGAAGGCTCAGGAAAAACAACGGGAAGGAATGAGCAAACGTCAAAAGTATTATGACGGTCAACACGCTATCCTGGATCGAAAGGAAGAATGGAAAGACGGTAACAAAAAAACCAATCGGGTTGTCAACTGGGCCAAGTTCGCGGTCGATCTTTACGTTGGTGCTGTTTCATCCGTTGGGTTTCAGGTATCGCTCGATTCGGATCAAGAAAACCCGGATAGGACCGCTATTGATTTTTACGGGGAACTCGAACTAGAGAACCGGCTTGAGACCCGCGATGTGGAACTCTTTAGGATAGCCGCTATCAACGGAAGCTCCATCGAGTTGCACGAATACAAAAACTCCAAGATCAGAATAACCCATCATAACCCGATCAACTGGGCGTGTCTTTGGGATGAGGACGATAACCTCTCGCTCGCGATTCATCGGTTGCAATTCAAATCGGGAACTCTATTCCGTGGCGAGGTTCTTGAGAATGACGTTGAATTGATGACCGTCTACGATGAAACCACTATAACCGATTACCAAAGAGTGTCAGGGATCGAGGAATGGGAACTTATCGGAAAGATAGACCATAACTACGGTCGGATTCCGGTTATAGTTTGGCGTATAGATGACACATTCGACTCAGTGATTTCCGATACTGCGATTAAGTTGAACGATGAGTACAACGAAGATTATTCTGCGGCTGGCGACGATCTTAAGGCTACGGTTGACGCTTTGCTTAAGGTAATCGGAAATGATCCGAATTGGATTCTTGAACACGCGGCGGAAATCAAAGCGTCTGGAATCATCCCGCTTGCCAGCGATTCGGACGCGGATTTTATTACTAAAGGCGGGGAATCGTATCGTTACGGGGATCATTTGACCGTTACGCGGGAGTTGATTCATATTGAATACAAAATCCCGGATATCCACACCATCGTTGGCGTGACCGGTGGGACATCCGGGATTGCGTTACAACTCAAATTCCAACCTATGCAACAACACGCCGCTTCTATGATGAACTTTATCAAGTTAGCGATTCGAGAGCGTATTGATTTGATTAACGCTCGAACGGGTAAAACTAACAAACCCAAGATCGAGAATTATACGGTGACGGTTCAGTTTGTTGTTCCCGTCAACTACATCGAGGAATGGCAGAACATCGGTAAACTAAAAGGGATCGTTTCTCATATGACGCAACTGCGGTTACTCTCTCAAATTGACGATCCTCAGAAAGAACTTGAGAACTTGAATCGTGAAAACCCGTTAGACGAAACGCCGGAAGGCGCGGCGGCTGACCAAGAAGCGTTGACGGCTGACATGGAACGCAATATTAAAGAGAACGTAGCGGTAGCGATTCAAGCGGTAGCGGACGCGGCTTTGGATTTGGTAACGCAGACGGGAGCGGTGGAACGCCTATCCGCACAGAGACAGGCTAATGAGGAGGTAGGGGTAGGATGAGTAAGAGTAAAGGTTCTCAAGAAACAATATCATCAAAGTTGAGCGCTTCAAACGTGACAATGAAATCCGGTCAAGAATTGAAGCAGAAAGCTGAAGGATTGTCTGGCGAATTAGGAATTACCTTATCTAAGTTCGCGAAATATGCACTTGAGATTTTTAGCGAAATGAACCCTGACAATGCA